TCGGAGGGGACAATGTAACTGTCGTAATGGTGCAGGGCCAAATGGTTTTCAATCTCGTTGGGGTCCATAAAGGCCTTCTCGTCGATTGAATGAATGATCACCATGGGCTCAATGTCGTGCTCTGTCACACCGAACCGGCCATGTGTCATCATGCCAAACCAAACCATGACCTTGGGGGCTTGGTCGGTCTCTGCTCTCAGGTAATCGCGCACTGTGTCCATGTCCTCTGCGCTCACTGTCCACGCAGGGATGCCACCATCCAAGATCAGGCCTCCTGCACCACGACCCCACTTGTCGGTGCCTAGGATCGTTGACACATAGTAGCGTGTCACAAACTGGCCGTACTCGCAGTGTGGATACCGGCCGTCGTAGAACTCGACCAGTGGCTTGTCCTCATCGTGTGTCAGGCAGAACTCACGTCCATACTTGTCACCCTTGCGCAAAATGCGCACGTTGAATTTGTCTACTGTGATCATTCTGTTGTCTCCTCGACAAATTGTTCCTGAAATGCGGCCAGTATGAACAAACCCATCTTGTCCTCAATACGCTCCTGCGTTTCCATGGACAGCGTGCCGTTGGCACGACGCGACCTAATTTCTTTGGCCACGCCTGCAATTTTAAACAGCGTGCTGAACTCACGTGCCCTGTTGCACAGGCCGTTGTTGTACACGTCGTAGTAGCAGTTAACTGCGCGCCTAAATGTCTCTAGGTGTTTGTTGGCACCCTTGGCGTCCTCCACCACGCCAAAAATTGGCAGAAGCTTTTCTAACGCGTCGGCCTGCGCTTGATAACGGCCTTGGCCTGTCCAGTATGTCTTATCCATGGTTTTCTCCTATTTGGTTGGTTGTACTACTATGGTCAATTGGGGGTGAATTAAAAAGGGATGTCCTCGAATTCTTCTGTTGCCTGCTTGGGCGCTTTGTATTTTGGGTAGATGTAAACGTCCCACACGTCGTGGTCGATGTTCTCTTCAAAGTAATCGTTGATCAGGCCCTCGGCCTCCTCGCGTGTCTTGCAGGCCTTGGCAATGTGGGGCATGGTGCCCATGGGCGCGTCGGTGTAGGGGCAGTAGGATAGCGACTCGAAAATCACCACGTATTTGCCGGCCTCGTGGTGCGCGCGCACCTCGTCCATGGTGCGTGTGATCCGGTCCCACTTGTCCATTTTGCCCTGCTCGTATGCTGATTGGTGTGCGTTCATTATTTGCCCCTTTTCAAAAGTTCAACTGGCATAATTTCACGCGAAAATACGTTGCCCTTGCTGTCGTATATGTAGATGCACAACTGCGGGTTTTCCATTGCGTTGTCAATGTAGGCCTCGATGTACCCGTTGTTTTTGCCAATGTTGATCACTGCCGAATTTGTGAAATTGTCCAGTGTGTCTGCTGTTAACTTGATCATTATTTTGCTCCTTGTGCTTGGTTGAATCGTTTGAATGCGTCATAGCGCAGAACTGCGTTAAGGTAATTGAAGTAGGTCTCGTGGCCACCGGCCTCCCACTTGTCCGCGGCCGCGCATTGCTCCTCGTACGATGGGAATTCCTGCGTGGTGAACTGGCCTGCTCTGTCGATGATATACAGTGGAAATTTTCTCATTTTGACAACTCCTCAATGTTTTGTGTGAAACCGATTACGTGCGCGTTTAAGCGATCTTGGTCTGTGACCTCTGCGAACAACTCGTGTTTGGTAATGCCGTTGGTGGCCTTGGGGGCCAGTGTCCAAATGACAAACTTGTAGTCACCATTGAAGTAGTCCACAGTGACACACACGCCATGTGCACTACTGTGGGCTATTTTTGAGGCCTGCTCGGCCATCTTTTTGTAGTAAATGAAACCTCCGACGTCGTCGGTGTATGGTCGTGCTGTCATGGTGTGCTCCTGTGTTGTTGATACTACTATGGTCAATTGGGGGTGAATTAAACTCGTTTGATCCGGACAAATGGCAGGGTTATCCACGTGGAATAATCGGTGCCTGTCTCTTCGCTGTATGGGTAGACGTTGATCGTGTACCACCCGTTGTTGCGCTCTCCGTCGTGGATATTAAAATCGTGGTCGGACGTGCCAAACCAACAATCTTTGTCGCGTGTGATCTCGTTTTTGTGCGCCTTGATCAATAGGTCTGCAATAATTTGCAAGTCTTCTTTTTTCATGGTGTGTGATCCTGTTTGTGCCCACAGTTACATGGGCGCGTCTTCGTGATTGTCGGGGTTGAACTTGGGCACGTTGGCGCCCTTGTCCAGTGGGTTTGGGAATGGGGGGAATGGCCACGTTGTCATGGTTTCATTACATAAAGAAAATAATAAAACAGTGGGCCACCGATTAGGACGGCCAGTATCAGGGCCTCGATAAACTCTCTAAGGTATTTCATGCTTGAAAAGCCTCTTTGATTTTCCTGTACTCGTGTAGTGCAATGTTCAGGTCGTTGTTGGTATCTGTGCGCTCTTCGCGTGTCAGATCGTCGCTGTGCTCTTCGGCCAAGAACTTGGCCATTGTGTACAGCAGGTTGACGTTTAGGTCGCGCCACTGTTTTTCTGTGATTGTGATTGTCTTCATTGTTTTCTCCTGTTGATACTACTATGGTCAATTGGGGGTGAATTAGTCCTGCAGGACCCGCAGGTCCGGTGTGAGACGCACTCGGTTTCCCAACTCGTCCCATCCCTGTGCGATCGCGTCGGTGGCCTTGCGGATCTGCGCGACCTTGTTTGTCCTGATCAACTCATGGCCTGTTGGCAGGACCATGGATATGTTGCTGATTCCGTTGTTGCGCGCTGTGGCCACAAAATCCATTGCGACCATGTGCTGTGTGCGTGTCAGTTTGGTGTAGGTCATGTTGTGCTCCTTAACTGTTTGATGAATTTGACTAGGCCGGCCTTGTTGGGCTCGACGCATGGGGCCTGTATGTATTTGCCTGCGTAATTACTGCCACTCCATTTGTCGTCGTGCTCGAAGACAAAATCGTCGTATCCCAATGCGTTGCGAATGCCAACTGCACTGGTGTTGAATCGGTCCATCAGGTCAGACACAAAAATGCGTCGGCCTGTTGCGATGTATTGGTCGAGCACGTAGGCCCTGATCGCGTCTGCGTTTTTCACGACGCCACCCACTCTTCGTAGGTTTTGAGGGGCGCGCCCTCGCGTGTAATGTCGCCACCTTTGCCGTCGTCAGCACAGGCCAAGTAGATTTGATACTCTTGGTCGTTGGTGCCTCGGGCCTGCGTTTGCCAGTCCTGTGTGTACTCTAATTGCATGGTTTGCTCCTGTTGATACTACTATGGTCAATTGGGGGTGAATTGATCTGCAATGGCCTGATCCACAGGCCATCACGCATCATTTTGCCGGCACGTAATAACCCTGCACTCGCGTGCGTGGTCCGCATTTAGCCATGTCCAACTGTGTGCCGTTGATCAGGGCAAACACATGGCCGGTTTTGTTGATCACTAGGCGCTCATGCTTGGCGCCATCTTCGCGCATAAACTGCGCCAGTGTGGGCCTGTCGTTGCGCTTGATGTATGTCAGGCCCTTGCTTGCGTAAGCCCTGACCACGTCACCACGTGGCACGCCACGTCGATTCTTACGGCCGAATGAGGCCATGAGCGCGTGCGCCTCACTGTATGGCATGTCGGCCACATGGGCCAATGCGCGCACTGTACAATCGCGCGCCTCTGTCACGTGCCGGCCGTCCGGCACTGTCTTTTTGAATTTAATCATGGTCTGCTCCTTAGTCAAAATAAACGTCTGAAAAACCGGCCTGCTCCATCACTTTGCGCAGGGCCCACTTTTGTGCGTCGTCGACGCGGAAACCCTGCCAAGCTTTTGTCTCAGGGTTATGTCCAACTACCCTGACAGGGTAATAAATATTTTGGCCTGTTACTTTGGCGTCTAAGAATTCTTGGATCTGTTGCATGGTGTGCTCCTTTTTGTTGCTGATACTACTATGGTCAATTGGGGGTGAATTGATCTGCAATGGCCTGCACGCAGGCCATCACGCATCAATTATGCTACTGCGCGCTGTTCTGTGAATCTGCGGGCCTTATTGCCATGCACAATGATCACAGGGCTTGCGCCAGTGGATTTGGTCGTGCCATTGCACGCGCCACACGTGTCACACAGTTTGCGCTTACCGGCCTCTTCACTGGCAGGGCACACAAATTCGCGCTCCTGCAGGGCCTCGGTGGCCAAGCGAATGCGGAAATAACGCAGGCCACTGGCGCGTGCCTGTTGGGCCTCTTCTACTGTGTCTACACTGGCCATGGTCAATTGTGCAATGTCTGCGCGATGGTCCATTGGCAGGGCCTCGTTTGCCCATTGGTGTGTGTACCCTGTACGGCCGACGGCCTGTGCTGTCAGGGCCTGCCATACGTTGGCCGGCACAGCGGCAGGGTCCCCATACGTGCCTAGACGCACCATGCGTCCGGCCACCATGGTGCCTACTTCGGCCGGTGTGGCGTCGGGGTATTTGCCGGCCTGCATGGTTTTGAAAACCACTGTAGGACCTTGGGCCACGACCACGTAGCACGCGCCACCTAAAAAGGGCCGGTGTTTGCAATTGCCACAGATCGCGCTGTCCGCGCCAGTCTGTACTGCCAAGGTCGGACGCATGTCGTCGCGCAGGATATAGGTCTGCACCATATTGCCTGTCTTGCGATTACTGGACCCAAGCAGGGCAATGGCCACAATTGGTGTGCCATCAAGTAATGAGGGTCCGCGGTATATAACGTATCCGGTGGGTTTTTTCATGGTGTGCTCCTGTTGTTGAAAATAATCTGCAATGGCCTGCAAGCAGGCCATCACGCATTATTTGCTTGTGATGTAGTACTGGACGTTGCTGTTTTTCTCGTCACCTACATACTGCAGGTCGTCCTCGTCGGTGGGGACCCAATACTGTGGTCCGCGTTTTTTAGCATAGTCGACGATGGCCTGACGCGTGATGCTTTTCGCGCTGTAGTCTAGCGACATGGCCTCGGCCTTATCGTTTAGGTCCATGCGCTGGACCATGATCTTGGCCGAACGTGTGTTTGTTGCGGGTTTGTATGTTGCTTTGAAAAGTGTAATGATTGCCATGATGGCCTCCTGTTTGGTTGGTGATACTGATATGGTCAATTGGGGGTCAATTGATCTGCAATGGCCTGCGCGCAGGCCATCACGCATCAATCAGTTTGGGTATTGGCCTGATAGGCCTCGTCCCATGCGTCCATGAACGGGTTCACTGACCAGTCCATCATCGTCTCTTCGGGTTCGAGGCCGTAGGCGCTGACCTTGGCCCAACCTACCACGTTGTCGTCGCTGTCGCGCACGCGCAGGTCGGCCTCTTCTACTGACTTAACTGCGTCCATGATGGCCTTGAGGCTTGTGGATCGTTTGACCTGCCACTCTTCACCATCAAACACCGAAATGGTGCATTGTTTGGCTAATGAGTACTTGATAAAGTGAATGTATGCTGTTTGCATGATGTGCTCCTTTGGGGTTTGGTTGGTAACACTAATATGGTCATTTGGGGGTGAATTAGATCAGCACTAGACGATCGTCTAGGGGAATCGCGCGACCTTATATATTAGTGCACTGGCGCTACACAGGCAGATCGGCCTCGCGTGCGCATTGGTCATATGATCATATGGTATGATGATTGGCCTAAATGCGAATCGTTCTCATTGACGTTTCATGCAAATTGCCACGTTGGCATGCTTCTTGCTAATAGCACAATGCGTGCCACTGTGCCTTGGCATGCTTCTTGCTAATAGCACAATGCGTGCCATGCCACGTTGGCACGATACTTGCTAGCCATGCAAGATCCATGCCAGCTTGGCGCGCATACTGTACTGGGTAGGGTATGCGCCTCGGTGGGTACTGTACCCAGTAGGGTATGCGGCCGAGCGGTACTATACCCCGTAGGGTATGCTACTATACCCCGTAGGGTATGAGGGGGCGTTGTTTTTTAGCGACACCCCAATTAGGGTCCCATCCGACACCCCGGGCGGGGGGCCCCCACAGACAGCAAGTTTTTGCAATTCCTGTATTTTTTTACTTATAGGTTAACAAAACACTTTATTTGTTAACGTATAAGTTTACAAATATACCCCCGGGGGTATATAGACCCCGCTGTCAGTGTGGGTATTTGTAACACCCTCAACCTCATAGTTTCAAAACTGTATACCTAAGTACTCATGTTGTTCAGGGTGTTCAGGGTGTCGGGGTCATATCTCTATATTTTATTTTTTTTTTTTTTTTTTTTTTTTTTTAAAATAATAAATAAAGACTGAACAGCCCGACACCCTGAACAAAACACCGATTTTTGGGTCATATACCCCCCACCCTAAACTGGGGCACAAACAACCGCATCCATGGGTAATTAGGGTTAGACATGGGAATCGACGCACGTACCCCCATTCCCACCACTGCCGGATGGCAGTTAGCGAGGTTTATCAAACCGGGGGATGAGGTTTTTGATTACACGGGCCTGCCCGTCAAGGTTGTTTCTGTTCAGGAGTACACGCCGGTGGTGTGTCATAAGATCTGGACCAAGGACGGCCTGACGTTGGTAGTGGATAGCCGTACCGGCATTCCGGTGTACGACAGCAAGATATTCCTCACACTGTCCAAGTGGGGGCGCAAGGTTTCGCCCAGAGAAGAGTACAGCCTCCCAATCTACGCGCCACAGAACCTAGCCACCATAGACACGGGCTGGTGCAGGATGCCAACGTGCTACCCGATTAAGCCAAGCGCCAAGCCGCTACCCCTCCATCCCTACGACATGGGGATGTGGATAGGGGACCCACACAGGGACAGGCGCACACACGTAACCTCCAAGCTGATCGAGGCATACGGCAAAATACCAGACCACATTCCTGAAGAGTACCTGTTCGGATCCTTTGAGCAACGACTGGCTATACTCCGGGGAGTATGTGCCTCACGGCCCAAGTGCCACAGCAAGATCTCTGCAAAGTTCAGGTTCAACATCAAGGACCTGAGGCTGTTCAGGTCAATCCACAACCTGACAGAGTCCCTAGGCATACGCACAGAGATAGCACAACACCAACACCAGTACCACATGGTGTTCAGGACCAACCTCAAACTGGTCGAAGACCAGACCCCCGTGCGTAGACCCCAGTACGAGGAGATGCGCAGGATTACCCACGTTACCAAAGTGGACATTAGACCCTGCATGCACATCAAGACCGCAGACCCCAACAACACGTTCTTGGTCAGTGAGGGGTATTTAACCGTATGTTTATGAACACCTACTACGAGCAAAACCGGGACAAGGTACTAGCGTACCAAAGGAAACGGCGTGCAGAAATGCCGGCCGAAAAAAAGGCCCGACTGTCTGAACAAAAACGCGCGGATAACTGGCAACGCAGGTACGGGCTAACACCCGAGCAAGTCTGGGCCATGGAAAAAGCACAGAATGGGTGTTGCGCAATATGCGCCAACAAGGTGGCACAATACCACATTGACCACTGCCACACAACCGGCAAGGTGAGGGGGCTACTGTGTGTTAACTGCAACAGGGGCCTTGGTGCGTTCCGTGACAACGTTCAAAACATGGAAAAAGCACTGGAGTATCTACAAGCATGCCCATGAACGACACACAGCAAAAACTACTCAAGGCTTTTGCAGACCAAAACAAGGGATGGCCCAAGGAGCAACTGGATCTGGCACTGTGGCGTGTGAGGTGGGAGCTTACCGCACTACCGCACCAACAAGAGCCAGAGGATGGGGAGTATGACACGTTCTTACTTTTGGCCGGCCGGGGTTCGGGCAAGACCCACACGGCGTCCAACTGGCTAGGACTAAGGGCGGCGATCTACGACAAGACCCGCTGGTTGGTGACAGCCCCAACATCAAACGACATTCGCGCAACGTGCTTCGAGGGTGACTCAGGCTTGCTGAACATCATACCCCCGTCACTGGTCAAGGACTACAACAAGTCGCTGTTTGAACTTACCTTAAAAAATGGAAGCATGATCCGCGGCATCCCGGCGTCTGAGCCGGAGCGCTTCCGGGGTACGCAGTGGCACGGCATGTGGGCAGACGAGTTGTGTGCGTTCGAGTACATCGACGACGCGTACGACCAGATTCAGTTTACGTTGCGACTGACAGACCCGCGCATTGCTAGGGTACAGTCGATCATTACCACCACACCCAAACCACTGGAACTTATCACAGACCTGAACGAGGGCAAGGTCGGCGGCGACGTGTACGTGTCCAGAGCCTCCTCATACGACAACAGGTCAAACCTATCCAGCACGTTCTTCAAACAACTTGAAGCGTACGAGGGCACAGACCTAGGACGTCAGGAGATTTACGGCGAGATCTTGGACCCAGAGAACGCGGGTATTGTCAAGCGTAAATGGTTCAAGAGTTGGCCAGCGCACAAACCAACACCGACCTTGGAGTACGTGCTGGTGTCGTACGACCCAGCCACCAGCGAAAAGACACACAACGACCCGACCGCGTGCATCGCGTTAGGTGTGTTCGAGCAAGATGACTTCGCAACAAGTTGCATTTTGCTCGACGCATGGGACAACCACCTGTCGTACCCTGAGTTAAGGCGCAAGGTGATCGAGGACTACAAGGAAGTCGTGTACGGCGCGGACAACACGTTTGCCAAGGGCAAGAAAACGGACCTCATTTTGATGGAAGATAAGTCCGCGGGTATCTCCCTCATTCAAGAACTACAGGCCGCGCACCTGCCGGTGAGATCCTACAACCCCGGAAGAGCCGACAAGGTGCAGAGGATGAACATTGTGGCGCCCCTGATTGCAAAAGGCCGGGTGTACGTGCCAGAGGACCCAGAAAATCCGGGTGAGGTGGCACCTTGGGCCAAGCGTTTCATCAGGCAGGTGTGTTCTTTCCCCGAAGCTAAAGGCCACGACGACTACGTTGACGCACTTTCACAGGCTCTGAGGGTACTTAGGGACTCAGGTTGGCTCCAGTTGGACCCACTGCCGGCGCGAGACTACGCACACGCGGATGATATTGCGCGAAACAGGGTGAATAACCCCTACGCCGCGTGATTTTCGGGCACAAACACCCTCATTTATGGGTGATTGGTTATAGGAGGCCCCTTGAATGCACAGTTCATCGCACGCAAAAGAGATCAGGCAGTGTGGTTGTCAGATGTGTCGCTATATCCGAGGACGAAGCGAGTCATTTTCTGTCTGGGGCAAGGTTAGAGCAGGGTATCGGAGCATGTTGAAAGACATTGTTAAGGGCGGCGACCTTGAAAACTACAACAAAATTTTGAAAAACCGAGATTACGATGCTTAATCCAATTAAAACACCGACACAAATGATGTACGAACAAGCAGGCATCCCTCATTACGGTACCGGCGGTAAAACTGGCGTGGTTGAGCAGTTTGCAAGCCGAATTCAAGACGCAATTCGCAAATATACAAAAGCGGTGGGCAAACCACCGTCACCAGAAGAAGTAAAACAGCTAGAGGACCACATTCGGTCCCTTTCTCAGCCGACAGGCAATGCACCACAAACGATGGCGCGCACACAACAACAAACACCGTTCTCAAACCAGCTTGTTGACGCAACAGGTCGTCCGTATCAAGCGGTAACAACACCAGAAGGCCGCACAATCACACCAGAGCGCGCCAAGGGTGTGGCAACACGCGAGTCAGTGGGTCCTTACCAAGATTTACCAAGCCAGTTTGGCATGTCACCCGCAAACATCAAGGCGCGTGCATACCCCAAAGGCCAGTTTCTAAACGCGTTCCCTGAAGACGAGTTCATGTCGATGGCCAACACGGGCCGCACAGGCAACCGCACATGGAACAAGTCATTCACACCCTCAACAGAAGAGTTGGCAACGCGCCAGCAGTTGGGTGAAGAGGCGATGGACCTGTCAGACGACGCAATGGGTGGTCTTGATGCTATTCGTATGACCGAGGGAGACATTCCTCAGATGACCAGCGCCAGCGAGCCGTTTGCCACACGCGCGGCGCAAATGGAAGGCCCCGGACTGGACAAATTGACAGACGAGATGTTGTTAGGCAAGCACGGTGCCTTGGTGGACAAGGTGGTTGCGGACTTCAGAGCCCGCGGCATTGACCCAGACCAAGAAGACATTGTGAACGCGATCAACGCAATGATCAACCCAATGCGCCACAACTACACCGGCATGAACCCGATTGCCCAACGCCCTGTGCAGGGTCGTGGCCCCGCAACGGCAGAGATGCAATCGTGGCGCGACGAGGCCCGCATGTCTGGTCTGCCAGAGACGGTGGTGACTAAGCACCCAGATGATTGGAAGGCACAACACCAGCGCGATTATTTGCTGGACACAGCCCCCGAGCAACGCGCTCCGTTTGCGCAAGACTGGCAGATGCAAGAGTTGGAAGACAAGCGCCGCCGTGCGGTGCAAGGTAAAGCCGCAGGCGGCATGATGTATTCTCCACGCGACATGCAGGCCGAGATGATGGTCCGCGGTTACGCTGGAGGTGGCTCGATAGGCAACGATTTTTTTAACGTACCCAACTACGACCGAGGCGGCAGAACAAGACCATTATTTGGTCAAAAAAACCTTTCGGTTGAAGAAGAGTTAATGAAGTACGGCCCCCGCTATTCCCGTTCAGTTGATGAAGCGGCGCAACAAGGCTACGAAAAATTCATGGAAGCAGACCGCAACCAACAAAGAGTAAGTGAATATAGACCAAGTCCTCAAGAACGTATTGCTAACCTTGGTGCTGATTTTTTAGGTAAATACATGACACCACCTACAGCGCGCAAAGTTGCGTCAAACGTGATGGGTGGGGCTAACAGCGATTTACCTTTTGGTTTTGGTTTGGTTGACGCGGCCAGTTTTATACCGGGAGTGGCACCTGCTTTGATGCCGTATTACAGCGCACAAGGCGGTTTTGGCGCCGGACGAGACACAGCGGAAGGCAACTATGGAAGCGCCGCGTTAAACACGGCAATGGCTTTCCCACCAGCAACACTTTTCAATAAAGCAGTTCAAGGCGGCAAAAAAGTTTACGGCATGGGCAAAGCGGCGTTAAGAGATTCAACAATGGCTAAATACGCGCCCGGTTTAGGTTTTGCTGGCTACTCAGCTAACGCAGAACCAGACCAAGAACAATACCAAAGCGTGTTGCAAAGACCCGAATACAATAAAGCGAGTTTTAACCAATAATGCAACCTATCATTCCACTCCAAAAGGGCGGTAACCTGTCCGCGTTGTCGTACGCTGAAAACGAGACAACGAAAGAAGTAGACACGGACAAAGAAATCCAAGATTTGGCCGAGGCGCTTGACATCGACATTGACGATGTAGAGTCTGAGGTCATTGAGTTGGAAGATGGATCTGTTGTGGTAAACATGACAGAGGTGGAGAAGCCTTCACAGAACCCAGAGTTCTATGCCAACTTGGCCGAAGAGATGGACGAGTCCATCCTTGACGGTTTAGCGTCTGAGTACCTTGACCTGATTGAGGTGGACCGCGAGTCCCGCAAACAGCGTGACAAGCAGTATGAAGAGGGCATTCGCCGCACAGGTCTGGGCAACGACGCCCCCGGTGGCGCAACGTTCGACGGCGCGTCCAAGGTGGTTCACCCCATCATGGCAGAGGCTTGTGTGGACTTTGCGGCAAACGCCTGCAAAGAGTTGTTGCCGGCAGACGGATTGGTGCGCACGTACATCAAGGGCAAGGCTGACCAAACTCGTTTGGACACAGCACAACGTAAAGCCAACTTCCTGAACTGGCAGTTGACAGAGCAGGTTGAAGAGTACCGCGACGAGATGGAGCAGTTGTTTACACAGCTTCCCCTTGGCGGCTCACAGTATCTCAAATGGAGATGGGACAAGGACCTGAACCGCCCAGTGCCAGAGTGGGTTCCAATTGACAACGTGCTGTTGCCTTTTGCGTCTACAAATTTTTACTCAGCCGCGCGTGTTACAGAACAGCAAGACATCACCGAAGATATGTTCAAGCAACGTATCGAAACTGGTGAGTACCGCGACATTGAGTTGTACACCTCTGACCTGTTGCCTGAGAACCAGACACAGTCTAAAAAGGCCAACGACAAAATTGAAGGTCTAACAGAGCCAACGAAGAACGTAGACGGTTTGCGCCGCGTGTACGAAATTACCGCGTTCTTGCGTTTGGAAGACGACCCTCTGACAAAAGGTGCACGTGCGCCGTATGTTATGACGGTAGACGAGATTTCAAGCAAGGTGGTTGCACTGTACCGTAACTGGCAGTCTGGTGACCTGCGCATGCGCAAGCTGGACTGGATGGTCGAGTACAAGTTTATTCCATGGCGCGGCGCTTATGCGATTGGTATGCCACACCTGATTGGTGGCCTCTCAGCGGCACTGACTGGTTCATTGCGCGCGTTGATGGACTCAGCGCACGTGAACAACAGCCAGACAATGTTGAAGCTAAAAGGCGGACGCATTGGTGGACAGACAGACCGCATTGAACCAACTCAGGTCGTAGAGATCGAGGGTTCACCCGGCGTGGACGACGTGCGTAAGTTGGCCATGCCACTGCCGTTCAACCCACCGTCTTCTGTGCTGTACAACCTGTTAGGTTGGTTAACAGACGCGGCTAAAGGTGTTGTGAAGACCAGCGAAGGCCGTATTGCCGACGCGGGTAGCAACACACCAGTTGGCACAACACAGGCGTTGATCGAGCAGGGTTCTAAAGTATTCTCAAGCATTCACGCGCGACTGCACCGCAGTCAGGCTAAGAGCTTGCAGGTCTTGTCACGTATCAACCACTGGTACTTGGAAGACATGGACAACCAGTCCGGTGCCGAGATCGCGGTTGAGGACTTTGAAGACAACTCAGACGTCAGCCCGATCTCTGACCCTAACATCTTCAGCGAAACACAGCGCCTGACGCAGGCTCAACTGGTAATGCAGTTGGCAGACAAGGCGCCGCAGTTGTACAACGTGCGGGAAGCGCACATGCGCGTGATGAAGTTGATGAAGGTGCCTGACATTGAGAAGGTCATGCCTAACCCACAGGGCTCGGTTGAGAGCAACCCTGCGCTAGAGAACGTTCAGATGACAATGGGCCACGCGGCCGCCGCGTTCCCAGACCAGAGTCACATCGACCACCTGAAGGTGCACTTGGCGTACATGATGGACCCCGCGTACGGCGGCAACCCACTCATTGGCCCCGGTGTGACGCCTTTGATGTTGGAGCACATCAAGCAACACCTGACACTGCACTACCTGCAGTCGATGCGCAACTACGTGTCGC